TCATAAGAAATTGAGAAGTGACTACTATACGCACTTTCAAATACCACTTCAGTACCAAAACTAATAGACGTACCACTAACGGTTCCGACAATGGCGGTTCCGTAATTAGAATTTGCGCCATCTCTATAAGCTATCACTACTTTCTGGGCGTTGGCATCATACGCGATCTTCTTTTCGCGAGTACTCCCAACATTAAATACTGTAGTTCCCCCGAAACTAATAGATGTTCCACTAACGGTTCCAACAATACCACCGCCATTACCATTAGCGTCGAACTGATAAGCCATTACTACCTTCTGGGCGTTAGAGTCATAGACAAGTGACATTTCTGAAGATGATGCATTTTCAAATACTACTGGTGTGCCAAAGCTAATTGATGTACCGCTAACGGTTCCAACAACAGCAGTGCCGTAACTAGAATTGCCAACGTCTTGATAAACTATCACTACCTTTTGAGCGTTAGCATCATAAGCCACCGTTGTATGTTGAGTAATCGCGCTTTCAAATACTACTGGTGTGCCAAAGCTGATAGATGTGCCACTAACTGTGCCGACAACAGCCGTGCCGTAATCAGAATTATCATCATCTTGATAAGCTATCACTACCTTTTGAGCGTTGGAATCATAAGCGGATGCGGTATACTTAGTAGCGCCGCTTTCAAATAATACTGGTGTACCAACCGTCTGTGAGCCAGAAGTCCCCGAAACAGCACTTACAGTACCGTCGCTGTTTACGATAACCGTGTCACCGTTTGCCAAGGCTCCTGATGCTGTAGCTGTCAGCGTTGGGCTTGGGTTGATATTGTCGATCTGCGTTTGTATGTTGGACGTAACGCCATCAACGTAGTTGAGTTCAGCCGCAGTAGCCGTTACACCGTCTAAAATATTAAGCTCTGCCGCCGTTGAAGTAATTCCAAGATTTGTTAGGGCTGTAGCGGCACTACTAAGATCTGAAAGATTGTTGCCTGCCGTAATAGCATTGGCAACATTAAAGCCTACATAAGCTAAAATTTCTACATTGTCGCCTACTGTAGCACCTGTAGTTAAAACAATTGAAGTGCCGTTGGTGGCTGTGAAGTCTGTACCAACAAGTAGTTTTACACCGTTTAAATATACATCTACATAACCAGCATTATATGTCGCAGAAAAAGTTGTTTGTCCTGCGGTGGCTGTAGCATTTGTTCGTGTATATGCAAACTCTGCACCGCCCAGCGTACCCCAAGATGACCCATCATAACCTTCAAACTTAGAGTCAGTACTATTAAAACGTATCATCCCTGTAGCCGCTGTAGGTCTTTGGGCGGTTGTACCAACAGGTATTGTCAGGGCATCAGTGCTTGAAATTGTAACAATCCCCGTCATGGTTGGGGCTGTTAAAGTTTTGTTAGCTAGTGTTTGTGTAGCTATTTCTGATACAAGCGTTGAATTACTGCCTGCTGGTAATAAAAGCTCATTAGTAACACCAGCCGAATGTGGCTGGGCTTTTACAATCTGACCATGACTATTACTTTCACAATTAAACTGTATAGCACCAGCATTTGTATTACCTTTTATTGTTACATGGCCTGTCCCATTTGGAGCCAGTTCTAAATCTGCATTAGATGTAGTAACAATGTCTTGACCATTCATGTCAAGGTCACCGCCTAGCTGTGGCGTTGTGTCTTCTACTACGTTTGATATAGCTCCTGATGTTGCTAGTCCTGCAACCAACGTGCTTCTGGCTATTTTTTTCAGACCACCACCAGAGGTGTCTACAGCTAATAAAACATCATCATTTGCGACTGTTGATATTTCTGAAAGATCTCCTACGGCTGTAGGATTAAAGTTTGTTCCATCAGCAATAAGAAGATGACCAGCAGTATTTGTAGCCATTACAAGATCATCACCGCTAATAGTTAGATCACCTGTAATAGTTAGGTTACCGCCGATAGCAATATTACCAGTGGTCGTAACTGAATCAATATAAGCATCTTTCCAGTACAGTGAAGATGTTCCAAGATCTACGTCACTGTCTGTAACAGGAATCATAGCCCCATCTTGAATACGAATCTGTTCTACTGCGGCACTAGAGACTTCTACATAAAAGCCCCAACGATTGTTTGTACTATCAACTACAATTTTATTATTAAAATCTAAGTCGCCAATCGTATGGATATTACCGCCTTCTCCTGTTGTGCCATCATGTCTGTGGCCCGTAGAAGCATCAGAAGTATTTGAATATGCAAAAGCGTTTAGAAGTTGATTGTACTCGTCGTTAAATAACGCGGCAGTAATTGTATCGCCATCTGCAAATGTACTTTGTCGTGTATAACTTTGGGCCATTATTATCTCCTACCTGATGGCATATAATCTATGTAGAAACCATTAATTGCATACGGGCTTCTAGTATCATCTGACCTAATTCTAAAGCTTACGGTATGTCCACTACCCTCTACTGTTTTTCTAAACATAGGGTCTGAACTAGCACCAAAAGTTGCTATGCCAAAAACAGAAGTTCCAAAAACTGCTGGAAGGGGTATGCCTGTAAGCGTATAATCTGAAGGTTGTGGTATATCTACGTCTTGATAGTCATACCGCAACCTTAAAACTGGTTCTAAATTACCTTCAGGTGAAAAAGAAGTACGAACATATTTTAAAGTTTTTCGTGTGCCTATATCACCACAATCAATATCTGGCGTTTGATAAGTTGCAAAAATATTAGCTTCACTACCGGCATTTAAAAAAGAATCGCCTGTATCGTGATTATAAATATAACCGTCTTTGTCTCCGTGAAAAGAAACTTCTACGCCATTACTATTAAAGCCTGATGCAAAACCTAAAGCCTGAATGCCTTTTGTTTCAGACCATTCAAAACCTTGACCTGTAAAAGTTCCAATAATTCCTTTTGCTTCACTAGGGTCTTGAGCTATCGTAGAATAAAAAAGTCTGTATTGCGATTTAGCCCTCAGTACATCACTTGTAATAATAAAAGAGCTTGTAGATGTAGTTAAGGCAGTTACAATTTCTTGAATTTGTCTTGAAATAGAGCTTAACTCTACGTCACCAATTCTTGCTGTACCCGCAACAGTACGAATACCATCAGGGGCTAAAAAGACTAGATCACCTCCAAATTCTTGAATGCTGTATCCGTTTAGACAGCCTACGTTTTCTGTAATAGGGTCTATACGAACATTTTGAGCATCATTAATATTTATAAGCTTGTGAATACTATTTTGACTAAATACAATTAAGTTTTCACGGAAGCCTTTAATGCCTTGTACTTGGTCTGAAATTGCTACTGCGCCTGCACCAGAACCACCAAAATCTGTAGCATCATTATAAACACTGTAATAAACTGTATTTAAATTATTAGCTACTCCAGAAGCAATAAGATGATGATCGTGTACTGTAATATATTTAACACCGTTTGTACCGTCTACAGTTATTTCTTCTGCAAAGAATGTACGAGTGTTTAAAAGACCCGTACCTTCCATGCGAAACATATATAGTTTGTTTGCACCGTCTGCAATAATTAGCTGTCCATAATTAAATGCCGCACCCTCAATTAATGCAAATTGGCATTGGCCTTGGTCTGTGCGTGTTAAAGTTGATCGGCCTGTAAAGGTTGTATAATTATCACCACTATTATGTACAGAACTACGATTTATTTGTAGCCATGAATCGCCATCATTACTGAAAAATATATCTGTACCAGAGCAAACAACAACCCCATCACCATAAGGCTGAATACCTAAAACAGCATTAGAACTATTTGGGCGCGCAGTACCATAAGCTGTAAATCCATTTATGCGTCTGTAGCCTCCGTCTGGGTCTACTTCAAAGTTTTCTAGTACCTTTGCAAATCCGGGGTTACCTAAAATCTCAATAGAGTTTAGGTTTGTATTTAAACCGCCTTTGCATGAAAAACCAAAAGCCTGAGACATTAGACAAGCCTCATGCGATCATCTTTAATGTACTTAGGTGCTGGGAACATTAAAGCGTTCTTCATAAGTCGTAAGCCTCTACGATATTCTTCTAGGGCTAATGCCGCTGGTTGAATGTTTTCTTTAAACTGATGCACGTAGTATCTGGCTCTAGAAAGTAATACGGTTTTGTATACGTCTGGAAAAACAATTGCATCACTATGGGCTGACAATTCTGTAGCTTGATTGAACGCAAAAAAATGAATACGATATACTTTGTCAGGTATTGGACTCAATCCAAAGTTACGTCCATCACTACTACGAAAGACTCTGCGAGGTTCACCACCATCAGCATCACCAGCATCATCTTGATTTTCTTTAGCACGATAATAGTCTTTCCATTCTTCTAAGGTTATAAACTTTAGGTTTTGACTAACGTAGGGGGCTGTTTCGCCTGATACGCCTACTGTAGTCATATAAAAGTCATCCCAATCTATATAGCCATAATCATCTACCAAAGATGAACTTGAAGCTTTTAATTCGTACCAACGCTGATTAGCAACTGTTTCGACAGTTACATTACCGTACAGCGGATCTGTAGCACCGCTTTCACCTACAGAAAGAAAAGGCCACTGAGGCTCTTCAAGAACAATGTCAAGGTATGCACGATTTACACAATCTTTTACGTGTCCTTGTATTCCAATAGCAGAAGAAAAAGTACTTGAAGTTAATACAACTTCGTTCATTTCTCTTAACAATTCATTTGTAAGCTGTAGGTATGTAGTCGCCATTATTTTTTATGAACCTTTTGTATTTCAAAGTTGGCTGACTTACTAGCACCTTTGTGGCGCTTGAAGCCGTCTTTAGGATCTTTCATTAGTTTGTAACTGGCTCCACTCTTCATCCAGTGATAGCCTTTTGGCGCAGGGACTTTCATTTTTGACGCATAGACTCGTTATAATCCATGCCCATACAAGCCTTTTCCATATCACGAATATTGCTGTAGACTTTACCACCTTCAGCTTTCTCCATGCGAGAACCGCCCATCATGTATGGAGAACGGGCTTTACCGCCATAGCTGTATGCTTCTTTCTTTTTTTTTCTCATCATCATACTGCTTTCTCCTTCTTACCAAAAATACGCTCATAGTTGTCTTCGTATTTTTTACGATCTTCGTTTTTTAAATATTGTCCACTTATTTTTATTTTTTTTGTGGGACTCATCCTAATAGGATTTTTTTCACTTCCAATCTGTGGCATATCTATCTCCAGAAAAGAAAAGGGGGAGTATTTCATCCCCCTATTGTTTTTAGTCGATACCGTAAAAAGCCGAAACAAGGGCTTCTGGACGGAGTACTTTAGCACCATATACATGGAGGCCGCGTACAATATCACCAAAACTTGATGGATCACGAATCACTTCTGTATTCACGATGGTCTGTGCAGTACAGGTAGATGACATGTGACCAGCAATACACTTACCAGCCGCGTTAGTAGTCGCCGCAATGTTGTTGGTCTTGTACATATCAAAACCACGCAACTTGCCAGAGCTTACCAAACCATTACGGATGGAGCCTTGGCCTGCATTGAAATCAACGCTCAAGAGCTTAGAGCTACTTTGTACCAGTTGCTCGTAGAACTCAGGGTTAGCAAGGAACCAACGACCTTCTTCTGGAATGTTCTGCTCATCAAGCAGACGCGCCATGTGTGAAAGTACGTCGATAGGATCATGCTCACCAGAAGCGTAGCCGATGTCAAGGTTACCAGTACCGTCGAAAGTACCAGCCGCCAAGTCAGTAGCATTGTCAGAACCAAGAATATGGTTCGGAGATGATGCAGGAACGCCAGCAAACATAGCGGCAATTACACCTTCATCAAAAGCGTCACGCAGTGCGTAAGCGGCTGAAGATGATGCAACTTCCTTAAAGTTGACATGAGACATAGAAGTTTCGATATCATCAACGATGAACTTGAATGCGTTCGCCGTATCGACAACGAGGCTGACTTCTTGGTCGGTCAACTTAGTTTGGGTTACGTCCTGACCACGCTCGTACTGATAAACGGTGATTACCGGCTCTTTGATAATACGTACTGTATCACCAAATGCAGTAATTTCACCAGCATAGTCGGTGTTAGTGATAGCTTCCGCTACTGAAGACTTCCGAAAGAAGTTAAGTACCTTCTTGGAATAAACAGCAGGAAGGAAGAACGAATTGGTCTGACCCGCTACAGAGTTTGCAAAGTTAGCATCTGTATCTGTAGACGGCTCAAAGTACTGATCTGATTGGTTATAAGCCATGTTAAAAATCTCCTAAAAAGACAAGTGTTATCTTGCTACCCGTCCTTCTTCGATGGCACGATCAATTTCTGCTTCATAACGATCATACTCATCCATAGACAGGGAAGCAATTTCCCGTTGTGTCCAAATCTTGGCTTCGCGTGGTTCAACGCCGGTAGTCTTTGTTGATACCATATCAGCCGCATTGGACTTTGAAAGTTGTGACGGACGAGAAGATTTNTTAATAGCAATATTATTTTCCATCTTATAAAGATCTATTGCACGACTAGCTA